TGCTGCAACCCTGACTACAGGAAGAACAATTGCAATTACTGGAGACTTAACTTACACAAGTCCTACTTTTAATGGTTCTGCTAATGTCACCGCAGCCGGTTCTTTAGCAACCGTCAACTCTAATGTTGGTTCATTTACCAATGCCAGTGTTACGGTTAATGCCAAAGGACTAGTTACAGCAGTATCAAACGGCACTTCTTCTGGTACTGTAACATCTGTTGCAATGTCTGTACCAACTTTCTTGACTGTAACTGGTTCACCAGTGACAACAAGTGGCACATTAGCAGTTACTCTGTCTGGAACAGCATTACCAATTACTTCTGGTGGTACTGGAGGAACAACAATTGCGGCCGCACAAGCTGCACTTCAAGTTGACCCATTAGGTACTGCTGTGGCACTTGCAATCGCATTAGGATAAAACATGGCTAAACCTACAACAAGACAAACATTTAAAGATTACTGTTTAAGAAGACTTGGCCATCCTGTTATTCAAATTAACGTGGATGATGACCAAGTTGAAGACCGTATTGATGACGCACTTCAATTTTTTGAAGATTACCATTTTGATGGTGTAGAAAAAACATATCTAAAACATCAATTCACACAAGAAGATATTGACCACCGATGGATTTATTGCCCTGATCCTGTAATCTTTGTTACGGGTGTTCAACCATTTGACGATTCAAATTCATCTATCAACATGTTTGATTTACGTTATCAGCTGCGTTTGCATGACCTCTATGACTTTACATCCGTGTCTTATGTGTCATATGAAATCACAATGCAACATATTCGCACACTAAACTTATTGTTCTCTGGTACTCCACAATTTAGATTTAATCGTAAACAAAATAAAGTGTTCCTTGATATTGATTGGGAACGTGATGCACAAGTGGGTAAATATGTTATCATTGAATGTTATCGTGCGCTACGACCAGATACAGTTACTTTAACAGGCACACTCACTGGTAATACAAGTTCTAATACAATGATAGGAACTTCAACTATATTTGACCAAGAAATAATTGAAAACGATATAATAACTTTATCAGATAACCAAGAAGTTCAAGTTCGTAAAATTAATTCACCAACAAGTATTACACTTGCAAATGCTTTGACTGCAAATGTTGCTAATGTGACTATGACTAAAGCCGGTGTTTCAGATGTTTGGAATGATAAGTTTCTAAAGAATTATGGTACTGCTAAAATTAAATATCAATGGGGTTCTAATCTTTCTAAATTTGCAGGTATACAAATGCCTGGTGGTGTAACATTAGATGGTCCAAGAATCATGCAGGAGGCACTCGAAGAAATAAACAAACTTGAAGAAGAAATGTATAATATGATATTACCTAGTGAAATTCTTACTGGTTAAAGATGCCAACTAATTTTTACTTCCATAACTTTCCTGCTGACCAAATCACCAGTGAGCAATTACTGGTGGAGGATCTCGTTATTGAAGCAATGCAAATTCATGGTATGGATGTTTATTATCTACCAAGAACAAGCCGTGATTCTGTAGATATGTTATATGGAGAAGATACTCTCAAGCAATATGTAACTGCATACCCGATTGAAATGTACCTTGAGAATGTTTCAGGTATGGATGGTGAAGGTGATTTTATTTCTAAATTTGGCTTAGAGATTAGAGATGAACTTACCTTATTAGTATCTCGCCGCAGATTCAAGTACGCAACTGGTGCATCAAATCTTATCCGACCAAGAGAAGGTGATTTGATTTATGTTCCATTGATTCAAAACTTTTTTGAAATTTCATTTGTAGAACATGAGAATGACCAAGCAATGTTTTATACATTAGGCCGTGGTCGTGGTGGAAATGTATATGTTTATTCGTTAAAATGTAAACAGTTTGTGTTCTCAGAAGAAGTTATTAATACAGGTAATGAAGAAATTGATGAACAGATTCGTGATTCATATGCGAGAACACAACTCACATTAGCCGCAGGCGGTTCAGGTACATTTGTAGCAGAGGAAATTGCTTATCAGGGAACAACTTTGGCAAATGCAACATTCCAATCAGTTGTTTATGATTTCACAGCTGCAACAAGAAAATTGAATGTTATTCGTACAATAGGAACTTTTGCAAACAATACATTAACAAAAGGTGCAACAAGTGGTGCATCTTGGACTTCATTCGGTACAGCAAATACATCATACAATGATAATACTGCGTTTGAAGATATTATGGGCAATTCTTTAATTGAAGGTGAAGCAGATTCTATAATTGATTTTAGTGAAACTAATCCTTTTGGTGAGGCTTAAAAATGCTTGGTAATGCTAACTTTTATAATAGAACAATACGCAAAATTGTTGTTGCGTTTGGCACAGTTTTCAATGACATTTATGTGGTTCGATATACCAAAGATGGGTTAACTGCAAAAGAAACAATTAAAGTTCCTTTGAATTGGGGTGCAAAAGAAAAGTATATAACTCGTATTACATCTGACCCATCATTAACAAAATCAATTGCAACAACTGTTCCTAGAATTTCATTTGAAATGACAGGAATGAGTTATGATTCAAGTAGAAAATTACCCACTACAGTTCGTAATTTTTCTGCAAATAATGCAACAACTGTAAATGCACAATATGTTCCTGTGCCTTACAACTTTGATTTTTCATTATCAATCTATGTAAGAAACACAGAAGATGGCACACAGATACTAGAACAAATTTTACCATTCTTCACACCAGATTTTAGTGTAACTGTTGATTTTATTCCTTTGATGGATCCAAAATATGATATGCCTATCATTCTGAATTCAGTTTCAAATGAAACCACTTATGAAGGCGACATGATGGAAACTCGCATGATTATTTGGAATTTAGAATTTACTGCGAAAAGTCATATTTGGCCTCCAGTTAAAATTGATAAAGTTATTACTATTGCTAACACAAACCTATACATTCAACCAAATAGTTTACTTGAACAACAAGTCTTTGTAGATTTTGCAAATGGTGTTGGACGATTCTCTGATTCAGAAACAATTAGAGTTACTGATAGAGATGTATATGGTACAGTTTCATATTTTAGTAATGTAAATAATGGTATATTAATAGTTGAATCATTGAATGATTATTTGGCTGTTGGTGATGTTGTTCGTGGTGATTTTACTGGCGCAACATACA